GACTGCAATCGTAAGCGGAACGAGTAACCAAAAGGAACTATGTGAGTTCGTGCAAGATATTTATCTTAAACGCAGATTGCAAGGATTAGCCCCTTACCTAAACAGCTTAGAAGGTAATACCGACACCTTCCAAGAAGTAATGGCCGACCATATTACTAGGCTGGATGAAATCGAAAGCGAAAACACTCAAGAGGGCGTGGCTACACTTGATGAAATGATTACAGAAACTAAGGAGCAAATACTAATACAAGCCACTAGCGGGGGAGTAGTAGGAATGCAAACAGGAATAGATGTATTGGATAAGACCACGGGCGGTATGCAAGACGGCCACCTCATCACAATAGCGGGGCGGCCAGGAATGGGTAAGAGTGTTCTAGCCATGAATATTGCCTACCACGTAGCGAAGACAGAGAGGGTGTTAGTGTTTAGCAGGGAGATGACCGCAAGCGAATTGATAAAGAGAATCGTAGCTAGTGAGTCAGACTTTACAATGCAAGAGTTGTTTACCAATACCATACAAGCGAATAGAGTGGATCAGTTTAATATCGCAGCCGACCAAATTAATGAGACGGGGTTAATAATTGATGAGCATAGTAGCAAGCTAGGAGACTTAGTTTATAGGGTTAGAAAGGAGGCGCGGAAAGGTTTAAGATTGGTGGTTATCGATTACCTAACTTTAATCGACGGGCAAGTAAAGGGAGGCAATGACACCGCTAACCTAACCAAGATAACCAGAACACTAAAACAATTAGCTAAGGATATAAACATTCCGATAATACAACTCGCACAGCTTAACAGAGAGGTAGAGAATAGACCGCTTAAGATGCCGCAATTAAGCGACCTTAAACAATCCGGTAGCGTGGAGGAGGATAGCAACCTTGTAATATTCTGCTATCGCCCACAGTATTACGACATGGAGACATTCGAGGACGGAACCAATAGCGAGGGCATGGCTGATTTAATAATTGCCAAGAATAGAAACGGGAACGTAGGGAGAATAAGACTAGGTTTTGAGGGAAACAAAGCAAGGTTTAGGGATTACAACGCAATGGATAACAACCAACCACAATTTTAAGTTATGGAAATAAGCAGAGAAAACAAGATCAAAGTAATACTTTTAGGATTCGCTAATTATGAAGCGGGGCAAGATTACGGATATAGCGTTTACTATAAACACTTGGAAGCGCTAGGGGTAATTAATCTAAACGTATCGGATCGGTGGGCATGGTTAGAAAAAGCAGCCGATCAAATGAAAATAATCTACGGCCAGCAAGTAGGGTTTTCGGCTAGTGTAATTCACTTTAAGGAAAAGCTAGACGAACTTAATCAGATTGACTTTAAGAATAGAAAGGGGGATATTAAGGAAGACTTAAAACTTCATACAAAAATGATAATAGTTAAAGATTTCTATGCCGGTAAGAGTAAAGAGGATATTAAACAAATACTAAAATGAAAGATCATAAATTTCCATACGAATGGACGATAAAAGAAGCCAACTTTACAAAAGATAAAGGAACGGTCTTTAGCTGCTTTGCTTGCGGTGGTGGTTCTACAATGGGTTATAAGTTAGCCGGGTTCGATGTTTTAGGGTGTAACGAAATTGATCCTAAGATGATGGAAGCTTATATTAAAAATCACAAACCAAAGTACAGCTACCTTGAGCCAATCCAGACTTTTAAACTTAGAAAAGACTTACCAAAAGAACTTTATAACCTTGATATTTTAGACGGTTCGCCGCCGTGCAGCAGCTTTAGTACTGCAGGTAATCGGGAAAAAGATTGGGGTAAAGAAAAAAAATTTAGAGAAGGTCAAGCAAATCAAGTTCTTGATAATCTATTTTTTGACTTTATAGACCTTGCAAAAGAGCTGCAACCAAAAGTTGTAATTGCAGAAAATGTCAAAGGATTATTACTAGGTGATGCAAGAAAATATGTAAGAAGGATTTATGAAGCTTTTGATAAAGCAGGTTATTTTGTGCAGCATTTTTTATTAGATGCTAGTAAAATGGGAGTGCCGCAACGAAGGGAAAGAGTTTTTTTTATTTGCTTAAGAAAGGATTTAGCAAAAGACTTTTTATATCAAAAAGATATGTTCACAACATTACCAAAAATAGATTTATTTTTTAATGAAAAAACTATACTATTTAAAGAGTACGAAGATGACCTGGGTGCGGAATTAAACAAAGAAACACTAACATATCATAGGTGGTTACAAAGAATACCAACTGATACATCTTTTGGAGAAATCACTTTAAGAGTAAATAAAAAGAAAAGTGATTTTAACACTAAAATAGTACACTCAAATAGAGTTTTTCCTACTGTTGTATCAAAAGGATGTGAGGTAAAATACAAAAAAGCTATTAAAATATCAAAATTAGAATATTGTAAAACAGGAACATACCCAATTGATTATAATTTTAACAATAATAACCCAAGCTATTTAATAGGAATGTCAGTACCTCCAGTTATGACCGCCCAGCTATCTTCCAGAATATATGACCAATGGCTTTCTAAACTATGAACAACCCAAACCAAACCCAGCAGACACACTACAACGAACTGCGCGAGATGGGCGTACATTTTAACGAGTACGGGATATACAATTTAACAGTCGGTCAATACGCTGCGATATGGAACGCATCCGAGGGAATTAAAAGCCTAGAGAATGACAGAGTAGAGGGGTATTACAATTTACTAATGGTTAAGGCTGATCGTTATAACTGGAAATGAATATAAGTAGTAGCGAGAAAAAGGGTTAGTAGTATCGTATGCAAACCAATAACCCCGAGAAACACGGTGAAAGTCCAGTTGTTAGGCATACTTAAGCTATTACTTATATTTTTATTTTAAAATAATGTTGTGTATTTAAAATATTTGGTTTACATTTGTACCAACAAAGAAACCAAATATGAAATTTCTACACTCAGTTACAGACACACAAGGCCAAGAAATAGAAAGCTTTTGCACTAATAGCAACTCACCTAAAAACTCAATGAAAATATTGAGAGATATTAAAAGCGGAGTTTATAAAATTTGGACTCGCTCAGATTGGAGCTTTGAAATAGTATAAACCTAACGCCCTACGGGGCTAAACACTTCACATCATGGCAACCATATACGCAGAACAAAAATACAGAGTTAAGTTGTATAAGCTAAACACTGTTAGAAGAGTATTAACTACCGATATTAGCAGCACTACTATTATTGAAGACATACCAGAAGATAAGATTAAAGACCTGATTTTTGCCATGCAAAAGTACGCTACTCCATTATCATTTGAAAACTACGAGCAGAAATTAGAATTACTAAAGCGTTAAACATGACCACACAGCAACTACAAGACCGGCACGAGAAAGGGGAGCGCATACTAGATATGATTAAGAGCGTTGAAAGGCAAATGGAAGATAGAAAATCTCACATAAAGTACCTAGACCATAATAATGTAGGTAGCATATCTCATAGATTAAGGGTAACAAAAGATATAGATCAAGCCCCTAAGACAATAGCCCGACTAAGAAACTACTACTTCAACACTATGGAGATAGTACCAACCGAAAGCATTCAAGATATAGCCAAGGAGGTAGCAAGGAAAACGGAAATTTCCCCAATAACGGACGGCAAGAAATACCAGATCGAAACATTTGAGAGCCAAGACTACCGCCTAGAGTTTGAATTTACCCCTCATTATTCACAGGGAGAGTTTGAGGGCGTCTCCGATCTTCACATATACGAGCTATTCCATGACCGCAGGACGTACACAATGGAGGAGCTTGACGGGCTTAAGATGTTACTGTGGGATACGTTAAACAGGAAGGGAAGAGGGTGACGTTTAGTATAAGAGCCGTTTTAATGTGTGTTATACATTGTTGTAAGTAGTACGGATTTAATAACTAAAATAAATATAATATGCAAAATTTTAAAATAGGTGACAAGGTTTACCATAAAGCAGATGCAGCCCCTTTTGAGGTGGTTGGAATTAGAAAAACAACAGTAGAAATACAAGGTGATTGGAGTGGTGGAACTCACAATGTAAATCAAAAGGGGTGGGTAAACCATACTGAGATTAAACCTTATGACAAAACCAAAGTAAAATATTACATAGATGGTAAACCGTTTATGAATGGAATAGCACTAACGTAGTATTACTTACAACGTTGAGAATAAACCCTCGTTTTAATGGGGTTTATTTATTGTTGTAGTGAGTGCGGTATTATTAACTAAAAAATTATTTAAAATGAAATATGTAGCAATAGTAAGAAACGAGATTGAAGCCGAACAATTTATACCACCACTTCAAATACCAAAAGGAGTGATTAATGTATATGAAATGGGCAAAGGAACAAGCGATGACCCTATTTGGTTTACTGGTGAAGTGTGGACAATACAAGGCGAAAAGGTTAGAGTTAATAAAGGAGAATGGATAGTACAAGAACCTGATATGATTGATAGATATTATCCTATTGCGGATAAAGTGTTTAAACTTAAATACGAAGAACTAAAGTAGTATTCACTACAACAACTGAATAAGCACACTAGTAAACATACCGACCCAATAAGTCAGAATAAGCACACTACAAAACAAAAACACCATGAACGAAGAACAGAAAAAAAACGCCAAGAACATCAAGCGGCTAGAGATAGGCACGGTATTATTTGCCTTATTCTATGTGGGTATAATAGCAATCTTAGTTTACTGTGAGCTAGTATGACAGATATAAACAAGCTAGTTATACACTTAGATACGTGCATAAAAGAAAGAGATCAGCTAGTGATCAAGAGTGACTTAATATATAGAGACACAAAGCGGTTAACTAGAGAGATAAACGAAACTAGAAAAAAGATTAAAACCTTAGAGATATGAAAACCGATTTTGATTACGAAGAAATGTTTGAAGACGACTATGACACTGAAGACGATCCAATAGAGCCAGATCACTATTCATGCACTTGCTGCGGACACGTACAAGCTCTTGCTGGAATGGGTCATAGTTGCGAAAATTGCGGACTCTTTAATGTGATGGAAGGAGAGAACTTTTAATTAACTTAACCCTTAGAGATATGAGTAAGCAGATACACAAGCACTGGAGAAAAGACCTAAACCTTTACGAAACAAAGATCAATCTGTTTTGGTTTATCCATTACTACGTTTACTCAATAAGGCACGGAGCAGAGGTAACAACAAAGTGGAGGCTGTTTAAGTACAAGAATCCCGACTACATGAAGGGGCCAACCTCTATAGATGTAAAGACTCACGTCGGTCGTAAAGAGTTTAAAACTAAGTATTTATCTAACAAGTGGATGATACCAATTAACAAGTATTTAGACCTAAATCAAAATGATTAACTTTGTAGCATGGCATACTCAGACAAAGAAAAGACCGATATAGTAAACGACATCTGCCGACAAGTATCAGAAGGTAAGTCCACCCGTAACTCTATTACAGAATCAGGTATTAAGTTTAGTACCTTTTACGTGTGGATAGATGCTGATGTTTTGAAATCGAAACAATACACACGCGCGACTGAATTAAGGGCTGAACTAATGGCTGATGAACTAATGACAATCTCAGACAGCACAGCGGACGACATTATCACAGACGAAAGAGGCAACGAAATTATCAACCACAACGTAATACAGCGAGACAAGCTAAGGATTGATACGCGGAAGTGGTTAATGAGTAAGATGATGCCTAAGAAGTACGGAGAAAACAAGAGCCTAGACCTTACAACTTTAGGCGAGAAAATAACACAACCACCAATAACATGGGCGGCGCCAGAAAAAAACTAATTGCTAACTCTATTACCACAATATAAACCCTTATTCATTAACCCGCCTCCTAATCGCTACCACTTCATAACAGGCGGCAGGGGGTCGGCTAAGTCTTACCATGTTTCGCTACTGCTTTTAAACCTCACCTTTGAACCGGGTCATGTTATTCTGTTCACTCGTTGGACTATGGTATCTGCTCACATTTCAATTATCCCTGAGTTCCTAGAGAAGATTGAACTACTTAATCTTAGCCACCTTTTTAACATTACGCTAAACGAGATCATACACAAAGAGACGGGCAGTAGGATCATATTCAAAGGGATAAAAACAAGCCAAGGAACAGCAACCGCGAACCTTAAATCTATCCAAGGGGTGACTACCTTTGTTGTAGACGAAGGCGAAGAATTCCATGATGAAGACTCTTTTGATCGAATTGATTTATCTATCCGATCAGTAAACAACTGCAACAGGGTATTGATAATTATGAACCCTAGCAATAGGGAGCATATGTTATACAAAAAGTTTACCCCAGAACACCCGCGCGAAGATGTAACATACATTCACACTACCTACCTAGACAACATTAAGAACCTTAGCCAGTCCTTCTTAGATCAAGCGGATAGGATTAAAGCCATCAACTTAGCAAGGTATGAACATCTATTCTTAGGGGTATGGACAGACAGCCAAGAGGGGCTACTTTGGAATCACGGTATAATTGAAAGCAACCGCGTAAACTTTGCCCCGATCCTAGTACGCAAGATCGTAGCTATTGACCCCGCGATAAGTGCAACGGCTAAAAGCGACGAGACGGGGATTGTAGTTTTAGGCGTGTGCAGTAAAGGCGACGTGTATGTACTTGAGGATATGTCCGGAGTCTATTCTCCTAACGAGTGGGCGCAGGTTGCTAAAGATTGCGCGGTAGCTCATAACTGCGATTGTTATGTAGCCGAAAGCAATCAAGGGGGTGACATGGTATCGAGCAATTTAAAGAGCGTAGACCCACTACGGAGGGTTAAATTAGTGCGAGCCACAAGAGGGAAGCATACTAGAGCCGAACCCGTTTACGGAATGTACGAGCAAGGCCGCGTGAAGCATGTTGGCTACTTTAGCAAACTAGAGTCTCAAATGGTAAGCTGGAACCCTACCGACCAAACTAAAAGCCCTGATAGAGTAGATGCATTGGTCTGGGGTGTGACTGATTTAATCCTATCCAATAACGCAATAGGCACGAGTAGCAGCGGAAAAAAACCTAGACATGAGCCAAGGAGATTATAATAGTATCACTTTTTATTTAAGGTGATAAACTCTCACCGATCAAACACAATTAAACACTAGGAATTTATAACTCTAACTTTTTAAACGATATACTTAAGGGGTGGGCGTAATGTTTTAAAAAGCATTACGCCCTTTTTTTTTGTACTTTTGTCAGGCGCGTTTGTTTAATCACTATTATGCGCGCGAAAATTAAACACTATGCAGAAGATTAAACTAGGCAATTTTCCTTTCAACGTCCCGCAACGATGGCAAGACATCACACCCGCCAAGCTTAAGCAGTTAGAAGGAACGAAGTCAAACCAGATTAAGCAGCGGGTTCACATCTTATGCGACCTGCCAGAGATAGAACTAAGCGCAGACATCTATCTAGCTATCTACGAAATGTTATCCTTTATCGAAGAAGTGCCAGAGCTTGTACCTAACCGCTTAGACTTGCCTCCTTTGCTTAATTGGATTAGTGCAGAGTGGACGTTTGCAGAGTTTGAGATGGCACGGAAAATAGCAGCCAACCACTTAAACGAGTTAGGCGTTACATTATATGCACTTGCTCAGATTAAAGGCTTAGAGCGAAACTATCTAGAGGCGGGATGTAAAGCGTTAGACGGGCTTAATCTGTTTATAGAACAATGGGCGCAGTTTGATTTAGACAGCGACAAGAACGAACCTACCGACCTAGAAGAGATGGCGGGAATAGATCGCCTTCAAGCCTTTGGAGTCTATCCAATCCTTGAGAGTGTAGGTGCTAAGTACGGAAAGTATCCTAGCGAGATAGAGACGCAGCCCGCGGGTTGGGTTATGCAGGAATACATTTACACAATTGAGCGCCAAAGATATACGGATAATTTGCGTAAATTGCAGCCAACTAAATAACTAGCTATGGAAATGGAAATTAAAAAACCACTTGGAGATTTTATACTAACCAATGCAGAAGGGACACAGACCGAAAATGGCGTATACTATCATTATAGCGAGGTGTGTAATCTATTAAAAAAATATGAAAAGAAATTATTTATAGATAGTAATGTAGGGCAAAGCGAACAGTTAATTAACTTTTTGAAATGGGTAGGAGATGGTTATGACTTTGATAAAAACGCAGAAGCTATTGTAAAAGAATATTTAAACGAAGGCAATTAATAAGGCAATAACCTTAACTTAAAAACATGAGTACATTCACAACTATAAACAATGCCTTTGCTTCAATAGTTACAGCCGCCTACTCTAATACTAAGCAGGTAATCGGAACGCCTGACCAAGTGGCTAAGGTAGAACTAGCAGACGGGCAAGACCTATTTGCTATCTATGCTAACTATGCGCTACTACCCAATGAGCTGACCGGTGCAGTAGAACAGACGGAAAACTTCGGCTTTTATGTCGGCAAACCTGACACATTTCAAAGTACCTCAGTAGAGCAGAACACAATTATAGCCGCTTGCGATGTTATAGCTAATACAATACTAGCCGCCTTCGATGCTGCCACACTTACCAACGGCTTAGGAATGGAGAACATTAAGAAGACACCAGTCTATAAGCGGAACGGAGAAACAAGTTCGGGCCTATGGGTTACGTCAACCATCAATGCGGTAGTACCATGTTAAAGCTTCAGCTCGCATTTAGAGACGGAGCCAATAAGACTATTGATAAGCTGCAATCCAACATAAGAGAAAAGGCCCCTACCCAATTTGGGCCTATGAACAATACAGGGGAAGCGGCCAACTCTCTGAATTATAGATGGGTTTCTGAGAATCGCATCCAAGTTTATAGCGATATGCCGGGGCAGTTTAATTACATAATGACTTTAGAAACAGGACGAGCGCCAGGAAAGCGACCGCCAACCTCACCAATATTAGACTGGATAAAGTCGCGAGGTATTCAACCTGCCGACATAACCCAAAAAAGCCTAGCCTTTTTAATCGCTCGTAAGATCGGTTTAGAAGGTTCTCTTGTTTTCAGAAAGGGAGGCAATACGGGCATAATTTCTGAGGTACAAAGTGAGCAATGGATAATAGATAACTTTGTTAAGCCATTAGAGCTTGAGTTAAATAGAGGCTTTACAGATGTCTTAAGAGAAGTACTTAATTAATTAGAACTATGCCAACATTCGTTTACGTAACAGACCCGACTACAGGAGCAGCCTATGAAGAGGACGCACTACTTTATGAGATCGCTAACCAATACGCAATAGGTTCAATTGCTGACGATGGCGGGAACCTTCAAGTAGAGCTCGGCACAACAGGAACATCGGAGGCCGTAGCTGCAGGGGTGGTTTATCTGTCAATATTAGACGGGCTTGATAATACTGAGACTAGCGTAGTTAGTGTTTTATCCTCGACCTCTACAGAAATAACAGTAGACTTTACTTATTCAGGCTCCATACCTTCGTCTGGTAATGCTCGGATAGTAGAAGCGCGAGACTTTACAATCAAAACAGGTTACACGGGAATCGCTGCACAGCCATTTAAGAGCGCAAGCATAAACATGCGGCCAGACTTAAACGGGCTTTATCGGATTAACGCTAAGAGGTCTGCCGTTAGTAGATTCGACTTTACAAGCGATCCCAACGATAATACTGTTTACTCTCACAATACAACTGTCTCGGTTTACCCTGACTCAGTAGGAAGCAAGACAGCGATCACAGCATACAAGCACGTAACAGGAACAACTCCAGCGGCCACGATTGCTTACACGGGATGCCGTCAATTAGTGTCTCAGATCGTCTCTAACAAGTATGTAATTGGATTAGAAAGCACGGCAGAAATAGATGCCGCAGTTGACACAACGGTTGACATATTAGGGTACACGGGAAAGACTTACACAGTAGATTTTGAAACTAACATAGCAGACGCAGACACAACAATAACACCCTCAAGTGGTGACTTTTTTACATTAGTAACTGAGGACTCAGGGCAAACTATTACAGGGGTTATATTTAACACAACCGAAGCGGATAGAGTTAGTTTAGAGTTTGCGTTTGATGACGGCGGAGGTACTCCCATATCTTATGTATTTGAGTTCACTTCAATACTAGCACTAAGTAACAAGACCTGTTGCGGTGGTGAGATGTTCTTGTATTGGCATCCTAACGGGGGATGGGTTTACTATGAGTTTAATAGAATAGCCATAACGAACAACTCAGGAGGTTTGCCAACGTTCACACAAAGCGCTAATATAGTTAGGTCGGTAGCTTACTCTAGGCAGCAAGACATTCTGAACTTAATTGCAGACGTAGAGGGAGAGACTATATTCGATTACCTTAATACAATCTTCTTCACGATGCAAGTTTATAGCGTAACAGGAACGACGTACACCCGCTACAATATCACAAGCGCACAGAAAGCCAGAAAGCGAACTAGGCCATTTATAGCGACTTCTAATAGGTTCGGGATAACATTAGAAAAGGCTGAGATATTAACGCGCATAAACGAGGGTAAATGATTTACGCGATATTAGACGGGAAATATAAGATAGACGGATTTAATCCCGACGAAGTTCTTAGTATCACTTTTGCCGAGGCTGAGTTTAGAAACATTGTAACGCGAGGGGGCACACTTAGCAATCAAGTTAAGCTTGCGAAGACAGGGAATAATCAGCGGACACTAGGGCTATTGGACGAGGTGAAAGCGAGAACCCTAC